GTCCGCTATTGCCTGTTTGATCAATTGATTCAGTGCCATTTTAATGTCCCCTTTAACGGACCGGGAAACACTCACCACGTCCGTAATGTGATGCTGCCTGCTGAGTGCCTCGCCCGCCGCGCCATCTCCTGGTTGACTGTTACCAAGCTGACGGCCGTTGTTAGCAGGATCATAGATGAAATTGAAGAATTGATCAGGTGACCCCTTCTTCCCCTTTTCCCAATTACAATATTTCTGTGCTAAACTTGTGTCGCCTTTGAATGTCGACTTAAAAATTTCACATAACCGATCAGGGTTAGAATATTGGGCCGACTCGCGTTGAGGTATCCAGTTACACTCACCACCCACAATACCCAGAAGAGCACACTTTTGCTCGTTGGTATTCATTCCAAGTTTATCAGCAGCTGCAATAAGAGCTTTAATACCCTCTTCCGCTTTCGCTCTATTACCCTTCCAATCTGGGGGTGGAGTATTGGGGATGGATGCTTTTGATCCACCTTCATACTTCGTCATATCAACTTTAATCTGCTTCGGTTGAGCTGAGGCGCCTGCGAAGTTAGGTCCGCCGTATGCACCATTCACTGGTGGGGTGGTACCCTCGACAACCGTTTTAAAGTCTTCTGAGCTCACTGCACTAACCTGCTTCGTTTGAATAATAGCAATGTTCCCGGTATTGGCTGCTACTGAGTCATTCGAAGAGAATGCGCCATTGAGGGTTTCCCCGTATTTCTGAGCTTCTGCAATACCAGCATCAACAATACTGGATAGCTGAGTGCTATTCAGAGAGCCTCCACCCGTCAGTGAAGATAGCAGTGAGGTAGCAGAAGACAGCTGACTCTGCAGGCCTCCAATTGCACTCGTAACTTGGGTCTGAACCCCACTAATTGCCCCGGTTAAGCTACTAACAGCGCCCGTAAGTTGACTGTCTATGTTTCCTATTGAGCTAGACAGAGTATTGGTAAACTGACCGGCTAGCTGCTCTGCATTCGATATAACACCCAGTAGATCACCCGGAGTTTTAAGAGATACGTTACTGAACGAGTTGATAGATGATTGAATGCTATCAATAGAAAACCCAAAACCTGAGGCGATGTCTTTTAGGGACGAATTGCCGCTTAGGATAGATGATATTGCACTACCAAGTGCACCGGACTGTGATGCTAGTGTCTTGAATTCACCAATAGCCGAGTCAATATTACCTGATGACAGCAGCAGACCTTCAAATGCATTTTTAGCGGTACCGTAAGTGGATCCAACTCCTCCCACAGCACCTAATAGCCCCCCAACAGCACCGTATGATTCTGCAGACTGACCTAGAATATTCTGTATTACCCCATATGGAGTGTTGGCCGATTGAGTTTGGGATTGCTGTGTTATTGCAGAGAGGGCAGGGTTATCACCAGATATAGGGCCAAGTTGATTAGCTGTGGCTTCAGCTGTGGTTGTCGGTATTACTCTGCCTGCAGGAGTAATGTCATCCTTGAAGAGAGGTTCCTCTTCAAACTTATCGATGTTGACTGGCTCCCCTTGAGGTATGCCAGCAAGAGCACCAATAACAATTGGTTGTTGATTGGTAGGAAAGTCATTAAACACTACAATAACGGTAGTACCTTCTGCAGGGCCGATCGATGACATTGTTGTGCCACTAGATACCGGCTGCATAAGCATAGCCCACGGCAAGTCTTCTGTTGGAAGTATAGTATTGTCATGGAAGTGCAGCCCCACGACACGCACACGCACCCGCCCAAGCTGTAGGGGGTCGTTGCGATCCTCTACAACGCCGATGTAAAATTGACCGCCATTAGTTTCAAGCATTTAAATTTACCACAAATGATTCTTTGATTAATTCAACCACACAGGTGTGAGACTTTGCTTCACTGTCCACTACATGGCAGATAGCTGCTATCAAATAAACACCAGACATAACATTATCATTAACATCAGTGTCGCCGGCCTTGATTTGAGTTGTTTTGGGGACCTCAAGAAGAACTCTCTGCCCGACCGAGTAATCGCTACGGCCGAACACCGTAATTATCACTTTGTAGGATTCAGCTTGGGCGAGCAGGCTCTTTCTTTTCTGGATATATCGGGTGTTGGTAACATCTCCAAAACCCTCGAAATTATTATAATATTTACGACCGTCAATAATCACACTCTTCGTTCTGGCTACAATCTTTTCCGACCATGGTGGGTTTGCGTTCAAGTGTTTGTGCTCACTAAACACAGGCTTATATCCTAGGTGGGTATACTGCTGTGTCATGATATCGTAAGTAATTAACTCAGACCCATACATGCCGGACTTTAGCCGATCCATATAGTTGAAGGACATCGGTGTTTCTAGCTCGATCACCTTCTGGTAATCTTTGTCTAGGTTTCTAGATGAGCCTCCAGATGGGTTAACATCTGCAACGTGATTGTTCCACACAAACCTTTGCTTTAGTCCACCAGCAGTATACAGAGACTCCAATGCAACGAAGCTGAACCCGTATTTATTTTCAAAGAAAATCATGGAGGGAGAGTTAGATGCGTTCAGGGCGTGATCGCACACATACTGTATATTTTGAGTGGGTGCCCAATAATTAGAGATGTACTTTATCTTGTTGTTTGTGTTCTCCACAAACAACTGCTTCCCCGTCTCCAACCCCCACTGCTTATCGGTGCATATCGATGTGATAATTTCAGATGGTGTACCCGAGTAAGCCTTGGATACTTTTTTGTTTAAATCGACGATTGCTTCTTTTGATATGAAATGGAGGTTATACACAACCTCACGCTCTGCGGTCTTGGTTCTATTATCCATCTTGTAGATATAATATTCACCTCGATACGCTTGATCTGCAGGGAGTGATGGCGTAGCGAACTCGATCCTTACAATCTCTTCACCGACCAGGGGAAGTAAATTGGATAGCTCTTGGGAATCTCTGATCGTTAAAATTCCAGTAATAAAAGTGGAAAATATATCCTCAAAAACTTCGATCCCCACTACTTGAGGGGTGATTGTTTGGGCAAACCCCTTGGAAGAGATTAATGTAACTTCACGTACATCTACGTCACCAGCTTGGGATATCTTATCAGCAGAAGTGTTGCTCATATTAAATTATTTTATACTCGCTTAGAATCTGACTTAGGAGTAGGGGTGATATTAACTTGATCCGACGCTTGGAGTCGTTTACTTCCACCTCATGGTCGAAGTTAGACACTGGGGCAGCATCAACTGCATCGGACATCACAACAAACCCCCTATCATCTTTGTAGTGGTGGATTGCATATGGGTCCTCATACTTGCTAGTAATGTAGTCGTACAGTACTTTTTCAGTCATTGGAAAGTCAGTTGTGTGGTCGTATTTTTGATTACACAACATGATAATCCAATGGTACTCTGAAGAGCCGTATACTTTATCTGCAATGATCTCCGCCGTCTCACCCTCTTGGATATCATATTCATCATATAAAGTGATGTTCTCCAAAATGGATTTTCTAAACCGCACATTCTGAGTGATGTCGGTCATTGGTTTGAGGACACGTTCCCCACCAATATCGAACAGGTAATAAATGCCAGGTGTGTTTTTGAAATACATCAGAACCCATCCTTGATATTTTCTTTGGTCAAAATAGCCAGCTCTTTAAATGTCAATGTCACATTAATCTGTGAAGGCATGCCACCATCAAATGCAGTAAACACGCCTTGTGGGGTGTACAAGACGTTCATGTCCGTCAATACACAACTGGTGTGACGGTGTATGTTTAAATTCTCAGCCCCATTCTGATAATAGTAGATGTCGAATTCAGATGGGTAGATGTATAAAAAGTTTGCCCTATCCTTTTTAAGCTCTGGGTGCATGTGCAGTTTAAACTCTTTGATAATGTTGCGGACATTATCTGCCTCATTCTTCGATCGAGGGAAGAACTGATATGAGAACGTAAATGTTCTAAAATCAACCTCCCTGAAAATCTGCTCCTTTTTGGGGTTACCTGCAACGCCGCTAGATTTTGATAGGGCACTTCCTATACCAGAAGTTTTCAATGCAGCGCCTGCCAAATATCCACCTGCAGCCTGTATTGTTTTACCAGGCGATACGATGTTACTGCTCAACCCCTCTAGAAGAGCCATGGACCCGGCTAGATTGTCAGGTTCCCATGAAGCAGAATATCGAATTTGAAGATCTGTAGGTACGTTGAGTGCGATTGCGGTATTTAATCTCTTATACTCTTTATTTGCCCCGCCAATCGCTGTTACCACGGCACCAGCAACTGCTACACCAACTGCCCCATTAATGATGCCACTTGCGACTGGGCTTGCCTTTACGCTATCACCCGTCACAGCATTATATCCATTGATTATTTTGCCGGCTGCATCTCCGGCTGCGGCCGCAGCTGTTGTAGCGACAGTTGCTCCTGCTGTAAAGGTCGCAGTACTGTACTTAGCACCTGCAATGTTACCAGCTTCACGAGGAGGTACCCCATATACAATTGGTGCGGTGCTACTGATGTTACCCTTTTCGTCGCGGGGAACTAGGTATGAATCTTCATGTACGTTAATATAAAAGACAACGTAGTTACCACCGTATTTGTTCGAGCTCATCCCACTTTCAGGTGCGGCCATCAAATCGTTGGGATACATCAAACTAGACACTTTGTATCTGTTGTCATATTGCACTGCCGACCCTCTTGGTAGGGGTAGCTTATATGATGTACTTGATTGTGATGTTTCGTTGGACATATAAATATAGTGTTAGAGGTAATCCTCGTATATTTATGTACCACAAAAGAAAATACATTCCAACCAATCCAGAAAGTTGATAAATAAAGACATCGATACTTACCCTGATCTAGATGTCTACATTTATACACCACTGCTCAATATGCAGCGCAACCTTGTCAGATACCCGTAATGCACTATCATTGCATATCAGATCCCATGATATATCAAAAGAAGAGTACTACCGACGATACATTAGTGCGCGCACCACATGTGAACATTGCAGTTCACCGGTGAAGTTTCGTAATCTGCAGCAAGGGTATTCTCAATACTGTCAGACGTGTAGCATAAAGTTATTGCAGTGGTCGGGTGAAAAGGGCGAGGCTCGAAAAGAATTACATCGTAAAAAGATGGAAGAAAGGGGCGGTGGTGCTACGCTTGGTGGCGCAGGTAAGAGACAAGGATCTAAAAATAAAAGACCTTATCCTAGGACAGAAGCGGTGAAGAGGCGAATTGAAAATTCGCGAAATATTGACAGAAGTTATAATGGGAGCCCAACAAAAATTAATAGACAGAAAAGCGCTTGGGAAAATAAGTCCGATCAGCAGATTGCGGAATTTATCAATAAGAGAACGAATACAGAAATGTCAAGAGGATTTAAGTACTATCAAGGAAGATATACACCCAAGATACCTGAAAAATATGAAGGTGACCTCACACAAATCATATACAGAAGCTCGTGGGAGTTGAAATTCTTTAACTGGTGTGATGCGAACCCAGCCATTATTAAGTGGTCCTCAGAAGAAACCGTGATACCTTATAAGTGCCCTACCGATAATCGCTGGCATCGCTATTTTCCAGATGCAAAGATTAAGGTACGAGATAAAAACAATAACGTAAAGACGTATCTGGTAGAGGTAAAGCCAGATGTCCAGACTCGGCCACCAGAGCCTCAGAGGAGGAAGTCTAAACGGTACTTAACCGAAGTAATGACTTGGGGTAAGAACGATGCAAAATGGAAAGCAGCAAGAGAGTACTGTGCTGATCGTGGACTAGAATTTGTTATAATTACAGAGTACCATCTAGGTATCAAGTAATATTACACTTAATCGGCGACACAGTCGATTGTATGGCATAGACATCAACACATCAACTTTATTTTTGAGTGATAAATAGTGTTATGAGTACATTTACCAAAAGCTTTAAGCGAAACCAATATGACTTGAAGCACACTGCTCAGCGGACCGAAATGATAAAAAGTGCATCTAAATATGAAATGGCAACGCCGCGTATGTACATGGACCTTTCTAATCATATTAAATCTCCTCTGAGAAAAGTTGATTCTCCAGATTGCGCAGCTGCATTGTTGCTATCAGTAGAACGATTTGTCGGAGCTTCAAAACAACAAGGGCGGATGGAGTCGTTAAGATCATGAGCTGGACTCAATTTAAAGCAGAAGTAAGAACGCGTGGTTTAGCCCGCACCAATCGGTATCGTGCAATCATTCCAGTCCCAGTCTCGAATCTAGGTAGCGCAGATAAACAACTGATTAGTCTTTTTTGTGACAGCGTATCTCTTCCTGGCATCAACCTCTCTACTACACCACAGCGAGTGTTTGGGGAAGTGAGAGAAATGCCGTACGAGAAAATATACGATCCCGTGCAGATGACGTTCTTGGTTGACTCCCAAATGGTGATCAAAAGCGCCTTTGATAGTTGGATTGGGATGGTCATCAACCCCAATCGCCGCACTGTTCAATATTACGATACATACACCACCACAATTGAATTGTATGTGGTTACGGTAGATCAACAAGAGCCTTATAGGATCACTCTTTACGAGGCTTATCCGAAATCTCTTGGTTCTATTGCAATGGGAGCGGAAAACCGGGAAGTGATGAGGCTACCGGTTACCTTCCAATACAAGTACTGGAAGGCTGAGTCTGTTAAATTGAAAGCTTCTCAAATTATTACTCAGAGCATGCCGTCAGTCAACTCACAGGG